GGTAGTGACTGTCGGCCGTTGTCACCAGTTCGACACCAAACTCTTTAGCAACCTGAATAACATATTGATTTAGCTCATGCTGCTCTTTAATGTTGTTCCACTGAATCTCAGCGTACCAACGATCGCCGAAGATGTCAACCATTTGTCGCGTAGACTCTCTCATGGCCTCTAGGACGGCCTCATCGCCCTCCTCTCGGTGTTCCCAGTAGTTACCGGCATAAACGCCGCCTAGGCATGCTGACGAGGCAATAATACCCTCATTGTATTTCTTCAAGAGAGCGTAGTCAATACGCGGGTAGCGATAGAAGTTTTCTGGCTGGTAGGACTCAGAGACAAGCTTGAACAAATTGTTGAGCCCAGTCTGATTTTGCACTAGCAAAACTAAGTGCCTGCGGCGCTTGAGGATGCCCTGGGTCTTCTTGCTATCGCCTTCGTCTTCTACGGTGGCTCCGGACTGGGCGTCCTTCTTAATTGCGCGCGCTCTCTTCTTGTCTTCCATCGCCTGATTATAGGCGTCGTGCCATTCTGCAATCGACGGAGTGAAATATGCTTCGCAACCAAAGATGGGCTTAAACTCTTTACCCTCTTCTTGCATTTTCTTTGCATGCAGAACTTGGCCTGCAAGGCCGTTCATGTTGCCGTGGTCTGTGAGAGCCAGGGCGTCGGCGCCATTACTATAAGCGAAATCCATGTGCGCGCTTGGATACCCGATGGCATCAAAAATAGAACCTGCGACGCTGTGCGCATGCAGTCCTACAAATTTAATCTTCGATTGTGTTCTCTGTGTCATTTACCCTCCCAGATAATTTAATGTATACTGTCCATATAACCGGTACTGCGATAGGATGCAAGCATAAAATCCAACTAATTGGAGCGCCCGTCAAAAACCAAGGATGTACCTCGGCCCCAAGCCACAGAAACAGCAGGGGAAATAGAATATCCTCTATGATCTCCCACACTATAAATATTATAACAAATGCGGTGCCATAACGCAAGAGATCTTTTTTAATATTCTTAATTTTATAGTGCTCAAGCTTATGCTTGATTCGATGTACTAGCCATTTCATAATTACTATTCCTCATACGAGAACTTCTCATGTTTGTGAGGCCTAACTAGTTCTTTGTAGGGCTTTTCTATAATGTTATCTGATGCTAAATAGTCTATATATTGGCCCCAGGTGGAGCCATCGTAAAACCAATCAACCTCTACCTTTGTCGCTCTTTCTTGTTCTGTCGCCAGAGGTTGGAAGATCTCGCTCAGAGGGAAGCGACGGGCTGACCATCGCTGACTCAAGGGGATCTTCTGCGTGGGGTATTGCTGGCCTGGTAAAGGGGGTAAATACTCCCGTGATGTTTTTTTGTTGATGTGTCGTCGGCATAACTTAAAATCTTCTCCTGTCATCGTGAAAGAAAGAGGTAAGTCACCTTTCACTGTTTTATTTTTATGCGTAAAGAAAAAATTCTTTTCTTTATCTTTTATATCTTTCCTGTGTTCTCTTACTTGCTCAACATCGAAAAGGCCCATGGGGAAAGAAATATAATATTTCTGTGGTACAATCCATTGTGAAATTTTGTAGGATGTTCGCCATGCGCTATGAATCCCGTGGATAATAGACCAGCCGTAAGAATCACGACGATCGCGATCTTTCGGATGTATGGGAACGTAGTAAATAGGTACTTCTTTCCGTTGTTCCTTGTAAAATTTACTAAATTTTCGGGCGTAATAAACGGGATCGTAGATCCACTCACCAATTGTTTTTCGGACAAGGGGGATCAAATCATCATTGGCAACTATCCAGATCGTACTACAGCCGGCCATGGCACACTCGTACACTGATTTCTGAATTGCCGAGAAGCCGTTGTCAACGGGTAGAAGAATCTCTGGTAGGGGATTCTCATGGTCGGTCTTAATGTTTGCTACTGGCACTATGCCGGCAAGGTGTAATCGCATTTTAAACTACCATATTTATTTAGGTCTCTCTGTTGGAGAATATCTATCAGTTCTTTTTCCGAGGTACTTATCTTTTTTACGTTATCGGAAGCCTCCCATTCAGGATGGGTGATTTTAGTCTTGACACGATGCATGTGTGAGGTTTTTAGGGTGTAATATTTTGGGCGGCCAGTCGGGCTTAGGCCGTTGTATGGCCCTTTGACACCCATTTCTTTCAGAATTGCTTCCATCTTAAATCGAGCCATTGTTTCAATGTAGTCAGCGCTGGCTAGCTGCTCTTCTGTCAGCCTTGAGACAATGCAAGCATCTTTAACGCCAGTATTCCCATCAATTCTGTCAGATGAATAGAACCATATCTCGCTGACAAAATCATCATTTGTTGATAAGTAATCAAGTTCAAGTTTTCCTCCTCGGTTGAACGCTATGTAATCATAGCATAGATATCTGTTTTCTTTAACTGGCTGCTGGTTTACTAGGTTAGAAAGATTATCGTCTCTAAAATAATAACAAGTATTAAAGCTAAATTCATATATTTTGGAATATTCATTTGTGCAAACAATTCTTTCTCCGCTATATCTCATCTTATCACAAAGATCGGACAAAGGCAAGAGCCCCTCTAAAGAAAGTAAAAAAACCAACCTCTCCCAAAGTAAATACTTCGGTATACCAATTTTTTTAAGACCAGATGGCGTTTTTAGCTCCTGCGCTGTGGCCGGAATACCAACACACTGAAGATCAAGTGCCGGCTCGAAGTAATCAAACCGAAAGGGCCTCTCTGGTTTTGCAAAAAATACAGGATACTGATTTAAATAGGCAAAGAGCAGGGCCGGTAGAGTGCCACCTATTACAATCTTATCATATTCAGGTATCAATCTTCTTTTCGTCTAAAGCCAGCGACTAGCGCAGCCATAAAGATAACATACAAGCTGCCTCGGCTGTTCAATACGCTGTTGCAACCTGCCGGATCCTTGGGGCTCGGCCCTCTCGCATTTTCAGCAAACTCAAATGAGCCTCCAGTGTCTGAATCCTCTTCGTGTTCTGCGCCGGTGTCTTCTATCATGGGTGGCTCACCGGTGTCGTTATCTGTGACAACTGGCTCTTCTTCATCATCAGGTTCATCAGCAGGAATAAAGAATGGCTGTGAGATTACCAAATCGCTCAAAGTTACGCCAAGCTCATGGTGAAAGGGGTCATACCAACCGGTATCAAAGTTACCCACAAAGTTTAACTCATCGATCCTGAAGGGCATACCTTCCTCAACCTGAACACTCAAAAAGTATTCATGATAAGCTGACTGTGTTTCTCGGGCTCCAAGGTTCAGGTACATGTCCCACGCCATTAGATCGGCACGGCCATCAACAAATACATCCCACTCATACAGTGTTACTTCGTATTGTGTTTGGACTGAGTACTCTGAAGAGTGAAAGCCTTTCACCTGAACGTTGCCGGCGGCTTGCATTTCAGTACCCTCTTCATCCACCTTATACTCTCCGTGTGCCATCACGGCACCCTCAGAGTCAGAGCCGATACCATATGCGTTCTGGAATGTTACTTGCCCATAGGCATCCATGCCATATGACTCAAATGGAACCGACCAGTCCCAACGAAAAGCACCCTGTTCGCGCGCTACATCTGTCATAGCCTCAACGCTCAGAACTGGATGTTCACCCCAATCACTCCACTCGTCTGCCCAGAGCTTGCACTGTGCTCCTCTCGCCCAATCCCAGGGTGCGTAGTAGCAGTCGTGACCCGGCGTAACCCGTGTTTTGATGACGGCAACATAAAAATCTGTACCCCTATCAATCGACGATTGAAACCAGAAAAATTCCACAATGGCATCAATGGTGTTATCATAAACGTCCGAGTTGCCCACGTAAAGCGTATTCCCCTCAAAAAAGGCGTACGGAAATCGGCCCTCACTGCCAGCGATGTCGGTAGCGGTTTCAAACGATACGTCCCAGTCTCCTTCTAAAATAGATGCGCCTGAATAAGACGTCTCGCTGGCGCTTAAGTCGCTAGCGTTTGCTGTGCCCATAAGGCATAGCGATAATAATAAATTTGTAAACATGTTTCTCCTAGTTTATGTTTGATGTATTATAACCCAGTTGGCATAAAGTGTCAACTATCTTTTGCGTATCCCATAGGAATCATAGCCGCCGCCGGCCCACGTTGGATGCATTATGTGATAGCGTTGCCGATAATGCGACCACCCTAGGGCATGACCCATCTCGTGCTCCAAAACACGCTCTTTACGTGCATGTTTAGGGAGTATGTGAATCTTTGCTTTTAAAATTTCGCCTGTTTTGTTGCTGACATAAAGCCGCGTCGACGCCAGGTGTGCGTCTGAAAACCCACCCTCGGGTAAAGTGACTATGATTTCGCCGAAACGAGGTTCTGCGCAAGCGGGCGAAGAGTCGGGAACCACTCCATCAAAAATGTATCCATTCTTTTCCCAATATCTCATTGCACGTTGGACTCTAAAGAATGGAACCTCGGCGGAAGCGCAGACCCTTATTGTCGGCTTTATGATCCATTCCGCTTTTTGTTGGGGTGCCCCAATCGCAAACATCTCCACAACGTGAGGAGAGTTTATCTTAAGCGGCGGAGGCGCTTCATAGGCCGGCTCAACGATCATATTGCAATATATTAATATTGATACTATAAAACCCATACGGTAAATAGGCGTATGCTAAAATACTATTCTTTCTGTTTTTTTGGCCAGTCTATAATGTCGATATCGTGCTCAACTTCTTCAAGAAGTGTCTTAATATCCAAACCAGCACAGTCAATCTTTCCCTTGTTTATATGATAGTGGCTAACGAAACCTTTAAAGTTTCCGTATGCAACCTTTTGAACATATTTGCTTGAGGTTTTTCCAAACTGATTTAGTGGTGTCTCAAAAGGAATTCCAGTTGCGCCATTGATGGCGCGCCAAAGAGCCTTAAGTGCGTCTATTTGTGCGGGATAGAATCCCATGAAAGGTGCTAGGTTGTTCCCGTGAACCCACACGTCTTCAAGTACGGGTCTTTCACCGAAGCCATTCTTTTTATACCAATCTTGATACTTGGGATAGTAAGCATTGCTGATTTCTACGCCAACCGATGGGCGGTTTGTGCGCGATGAGCCAGCGTGCCATGCTGCATGCTGGATATCTAAGGTTTGGTAAATCGTTCCGTCGTTATCAATAAGGAAGTGTACTGAAATGCCACGCCTGTCAAGGACACGCTGGCAAGAAGTAGCGCTGAGGCAAACATCCCAGTGATTTACAAAGTATCTCACACTTCGCTTGGGGCGTCCAGAGTAATCATAGTAATGACCAGGCTTGGCGGCCAAGCCACCTTTCTCGGACCAAAGAACAAACTTATCCCACTCAATAGGAAAAAACTCACTATTGTATATAATGTAGTTAGAGTAATGACAGTCGCGAGGCTTGTATTCATCAATGGCGGCTTGTCTTGTCGTCCACAATCTTCGGAAAGTACTTGGGCCGCACAACCCATCGGCTGCTATTAGCTGTGCCTTTTGCCATTTTTTGATAGCACGGACAAGCTTGTCATCGAAATACTTTTCTCCGAACCACGAAGGCTCCCAACCAAGCTTCTTTGACGAAGCTTCGTTGTAGAAATTCTTGTCCATATTTTATTGACCCCCCCTGGGTCGTCACTTAGTCGACTATACCAACTACGTAATTGTCTAGAATAATGTTGTAATTAGTTTGATCAATCTTAATTTGCTCGATCATAGAGCGATCGACTATAATTTTAGATTCTTCACATAGATCAAATCTCACATCATCAGCAGAGTCAAGAACATTAGCAACAGCAAAGTTTTCCTTTTCTGGCTCATAGTCCTCGGGCAATACAATTAGCGATTGAGTATCGACCTCTCTTTCCGGGGGTACTTCAATCAAGATGTACCGGTTTACTGGCTTAAACATTTACTTCTCCTTCGTTTAAATTTCGCACTGGTCTCCATCACAATATTTTGTACCGGATCCTGCAGTTTCTGTTTTGATTCTATGGATGGGTGTCACTTTGTTGGACATTTCTTCATATTGTTCTTTGGTAATTGGTTCGTAGGGCGCCTGTTTATAACCAGTTTCACTGAGTTTTAAGAAAGAGACTGCCTTGAGCCTTGTCTCATACATCTCTAGCGCGCTTTGGATGTGCTGTGACTCACTTTCATTGAAAGTAATCGTAACAGAGACCGCATTGTCTGCCCAATAGTGTTGGTACTGTGCTGCAATCTCAAGCTGTTCCCACATACTGACATCCTTTTTGCCTTTGGTAAAGTGTTCCTCTTTGACCGGGAACTCGACAACTGATGTGTTGGGCGAGTATGCATCATCTTCAATATGATAGCCTGCCTTCTCTAGATCTGTCAGCATGGAGGATGTCTTTGAAAATCTTATGCGTCTAATGTAATATTCGTCCTCAGGGAAATGAATCCCAGGGGTTGAACCATTTAACAACGACACAGTGCCCGAGGGCTTGATGGACGTCACTTTAATAGATCGGGGAACACATAACCAATTAGAATACTCGGTATCCAGTTTCCTAACATGATCATAGGCTTGGTCGCTCCACTCTAATAGGTTTCTGCGGCCGTGCTTCTTAAACGCCTGGATGATTCCTGACTGGGAAAGTCCGATTCGGCGGTTCTTGAGCATTTTTGCATTTGTCTCTGGCCAGTGTGTGTTGACAAGGGTAACTGTCTTGCCGTATAAATAAGCACACTTGAGCGTCTTTACATAGTCTTCGTAGTCATCATGCTTCGCCGGGAAAGTCTCCACCAAGCAGCACATTTCAGCATTATGGAGGCTTTGCTCGACGCAAGGATTGAATCCCACGACCTCTGCATCGTCATAATTAATGCCATCTTTGAATCTGCCGTATGCGCGTGCATTTTCTAGCCAAATAGTTCCGGGCTCGCCGTTCTGCTGGGTTTGATTTGCGTGCCATCCATACTCCATACCTACGTGTGCGGCGTACGAGTTGTTGGAACCCCATCGGTGATGATACAACTTCTCCTGATCATTCTTCATTTCCAAGTAGCGGAAGTCATCGTGCTCACCAAGCGCAAGGGCCGCCGATCGGCGAACATTGCCAGATACAACACAGCGACCAATTAGATTTTCTATGTCTACAATGTCAACCGATGTGATTAGTTCTCCTACCTTGGAGGAAAACAACTCTTTCAGGTTATCATGTAACTCTATGAGTGGGCCGGCGCCTGACGATGTACCACCAAAACCATGGATGATGGCGCCCTCTGGGCGCAGTGCGCTATAGTCAAACTTTGGAATGTTGCTTCCGAATAAAAAACCATCTAAAAGAATGTGAACGGAGTTGACCCATCCCTCGCGCGAGTCATCAATAACAAGCGTATCATTGGTGAACTGAGGTTCTTTAATTGTTAGTGTGCCGGCGCCCTTCGTGTCAAATCCTACGCCAACGCCTACCATCAGGGCATCCATAATCCAGGCGAAAATGTAGCCACCCTTCTTGTCTATATCCTTGGTAGAACGGAAAGCACAGTTAAACAGGGCGGCTCCAGTTCTCTCCTCGACAAACTTAGTGCCCATCATCCAAAGGCCGCGGCCAGGTGGGGTCCACTTTAAGTTGAACAGGCGATCATACGCGTCTTTTGCAGTCTTTTGAGCCTTATTATCGTTCCACTCTAGACACAGTCTTACAACGTGCTCTTTCTGAATATCAAACATACCTTCGATTACGCGACGACATGTTTGAAACCATTCCTCTGTACCTGTTGCGCCGGGTTCTGTTTCACTTAGTCGACGGGCATATGTTCTTTTGAAAGTAATGTAACCCAAGGGACCCCAAGGCACCTCGGCGTTAACATATGGTTCGATGAACGAATCTGATAATCTAAATCTGCGAATGTTTTCTACTGTTCTTCTCATTATTATTTCCTTTTTTTGTTATGTTTTCTGAACTTGTCGTATTTGTTTTGTAGCAATTCCTTCTGCTCTCTGGTGCCCAGAGGGAGGGGGTTGGCCGGGATCATGTTTTGTGGGCCTGAGGGGTTTATGGTATTGGCTTTCGGCATTGTTCTTATTTTAACACAAGAGGTGTCCATAAATATATCATATATGATCCCATCGGGTCCGTTTCTATTTTTTGCAATAAATATTTTGCCCGTATTATTTTGTTTGTCTTCAATCGTTCTGGAGACTGACATAATGAAGTCAGCCACGAAGCACTTATTGAAGGCCTCTGATATCTGTTCCATCGTAATTACCTCTGCGTTTAGACCTGACCGATTTGTTTGCGATGCTGTCCAGATTGGGCACGAAAATTCTGTGGACATACCGCGCAAGTCTTCATAAATAGATTCTAGTTCGGCGCGTTTCTCTTTTCGGACAACAATTGGCTTAAGCAGATCAGCGTAATCAACGATGATTAATCCGGGATCAATTCCGCGCTTCTTTAACTTGTTCAAGTGAGCCTTGATAGTGGCTACTGACGCAGACTTAGTGGGGTATTCCTTGACGATGAGAGAACCTTCCAGATCCTTAATATCGTCATAAATCTCGCTTTTGAAGCTCATCAGATCGCTCAAAGGATATCCCGTGATACAACTATCGTAACGATTTGCAATGACGGTGTCCTGAAGCTCCAGGGTATAGTGCACAACCGTCTTACCCTCAAGGATGGCTTGGGAGCCGAGGTGAACAAGCACCATTGACTTTCCGGCGCCCGTAGGGGCGATAACCACACCGAGTTCACTCTTGCCTAGGCCGCCACCCACAATGGCATCAATGTCCTTCCAGCCGGTCGTAACGGGCTGTCTGTGTCTGGGCTGGTAACGCGTTTCAAAGTCAGCAAGATAGTCATGACCAAAATTGGTTTCAGATCCAAGTTTTAGCGAATCATTAATTATCTTAGAAATTTCATCAAAGGAACATGACTGCAGCAGATCAACCGACTGCAACATTGCTTCCTTGAGGTTCTGTTTGCGACAAAAATCAAGGGATTGTTCTTTTATATACTCGACTTCGTCAAGTTCAGTCGTAGAGATTTTAGTGAAGTACTCTTTTACTTGTTGTTGAGTTACTTGCTCTTCGCCGTCTAGTTCTGTTCTAAGTATGGTTGCTATTGCGTCCGCTGAGGGGTGTTTCGCATACTTATCCCTGTAAGATGTGATCTTATCTGTGAAGACGCGCAAGTATTCTAACTCAAGAAAGTTTAAGTCTAGCACTTCCGTTATCTGATCTGCAAATGGCCTATCTTGGTATATTAATTGTACTAATCCTTCTTGGAATGTCTTACCATACTTTCCAAAGTTAGTCGCGGTTACTGCCGACAAATAACACCTCCTTCCATGTTCATAATTATAACACTCCTGCTGTAGAAGTCAAGTTATTTAACATTCCGAATTGATCTTATTCAAGTGCAGTTCCAAATCTTTCCAGTTTAATTCTCCGAAGCCATCGTCTCGCATTTTCTTTATAATTTGTATCTTATTGAAATTGCACTCAAAGTTCTCAATAGCATTCCTGACAAAGTCTTTCGACTGGGGAGAAAGCATGGGAGAATAAAGCTGCATCATTTTATAATTGTGCTCAATTATATTTTTGCCTTCCATAATATTGTTATGAAATTTTAGTTTCTTCTCGGTCTTTTCACAAAACGCCAATATATCATCGATGGTGTAATCCTTATCCGCAGCAAGAAAGCCTAGGCGATTTGCCACAGTTTTAAACCCAACCGAAGGGATCCCGGGCAAGTTGTCAGAGGCATCGCCAATAAGGGCCCGGGCGAGCGCCATATTGCGTGGATGTACTCCGAGTTCTTCTATAATCCGGGCCTTGTTATAGACGGTCTTGCTGACCGGTCTAAAAACGACAGTCTCGTCATCACATAGCTGATAGAAATCCTTGTCGTTTGAGACGATGACCTTCTGCCAGCCCTTGTAATAAGACAGGTGCGTGATATGTGAAATCACGTCGTCTGCCTCCACTTCTGGTATCATAATTTGAATTATGGGCATCTCATTGAAATACTCCATCAGGCGCATTTGCTGCCAAACCTTATTGTGCATTTCCTCTTCGTCTGTTAAGTTCATTACACTTCGATTTAGTCGGATAGGCTTGCGGCCCTCTTTATAATTCTTATTGAGTGCCTTGCGCTTTTGTGAGCCGTTGGGGCCATCCCACACGAAGATGATCTCGTTGGGCTTGGAGTCTCGCACCAGCTTCTGGAGGATCTTTAGGGAACCTTTAATACCGCCGCAGGGCGCTCCGCCCATCGTAAGGCTTGGGTCCATAATGTACGCACGCAAATAAAGATTTAGGGAATCTATAATTAATACTCGTTTCTTGTCAGACATAACTTACTCTCTTATTTAGGATCTGCGTAAAATTGTTCTGCCGAACCTTCTCGGCGATCAAACTTCTGGACAACTTCTTCGTCCATCAACTTGATGATATTGTTTTTAAACTCTTCGTCAGCCTTAATGATATCGGTCCACTTGGACGGTTGAAATTTCTTCTCATATCCATCAGGCATCTTCAAGGTATACCAGGCGCCGGCACTTGTGAGGTGTTCGGAGCTTTTAACTGCGTCAAACCAGCTTTCTTCGTCGCGGATGCCAATGTCTTCTGTACCCCACAGGATACGGAATGCACAGTTTCTGCCTTGTGTTCCAAAACGAGACTTCTCAAGTTTTACCTTGACCTCCGAACCGATACGGAAACCCTTTTCGTCTTCAACAAACGCAGATTTTGCCTTGCGGCCTGTTAGCCAGATGCGCAAGGAATACGAATAATGCATCGCCTTGCCGCCGGGCGTCATATAAGGCGTGGTCATCGCAATAATGCGCGCGTTGGGTCCACTTGGAATATTTGTCTTTAACTGATTGAGGACCAAGAACGTAGCCTGTTTATCTGCGATAGGAATAATCAGCTTGGACATTCCCTTAGCTAAGATGCGAGCCTTTACAGCCATCGATGATTGGGGATTAAAGTCTCCCTCAACATCAGAGATAGAGGGCGTCAGTGCCAGTGAGTCCCAGATAAACAATATTTGTTCATCGGTTGCCCCCAGCAGTTCTTCCACCGTCTCCAGTACAAACTCCACAGAGGACGCTTGAACATACATTAATCGCTCTAGATCGCATCCTGCGCGCTCCAAAAAGCTTGGATCGATGGCAGACTCCGAATCGAAGTAAACGACCATCTTGCCTGTCTTCTGGGCGTTTGCAGCTACTTGTGCTGCCATATAAGACTTACCTGTACTTTCAAGGCCGGCAAGTTCTGTTATCTTGCCAACTGGAATACCGGCGACCTGCCCCTTGCAGATAATGGAATCAAGCCATCGGGATCCTGTGGAAATCCACTCTTTCACTTCGGTTGGGTTTTCACCCGTAAGATCATGGGCGACATTTCTGCCGGCCTTTTTGTTAACAAGGCCCATTAAGTCTTGTAACGATACTCTTCCTGCTTTCACTTCTTTTGTTTTTCTAGCCATTCTTTCCTCCTATCATTAGAATTTCTCTAGCCTTTTTGGCGCTATGTGTTCCATCGGCATTTTTCTTTCTACGACCTGCCGTGTACGTAACATCAAAATAGATGATTTTATTATTGCCCTGTCGAGACTCAAAGAAGTTATCTCCAATGTCTCTATTAGACATCATAACGTATGCGTCCTTCGCTGTCAAGTCATTTAAGAGCTTAATTACTGAGCCCTGTAAATCGTCATCAAAATCAACACCATACTGCGTGAATGATCCTCGGTAGGGAGGATCCAGAAACACATATGAGTTAGATGTTGCGGCGCTCAAGGTCTCGCGAAAATCTCCAGTCATGAGGGTGCAGCGTTGAAGGGCTATCTCCCACTCTAAGACATTGTCCTTATCATATACCTTGTCTTTCTGGTTTAATAGACCAGACGGCGTGCCAAAGCGACCGTTAGTGTTTTTATTAATCTGCCAGATCCCATTAAACCCAGTCTTCATGAGAAAGTATAGGGTTGCAGCCTCGTCGGTTCTAGACCACTTTTTATAATCAAAGGCGTGTTCCCCTCTTAAGTCGTAGTAAAAAACCTTGCGTGCTTCCTTGTCCAAAGGCAAGTACTGTGTTGAGAGTTCATCCATCCGTGTCATGAAAGCGCTGCAGTCATCTTTAACGGCAGCATAAATAGCCATGATAGATGCATTGGAATCGTTCAAAACAAACGTGGCGCTGGGGTTTTGGGCATAGGCCCATATAAACATTGCGCCGGCGCCCAAGAATGGCTCCATGTATTGATCGAATGAGTCTGGTAGTACTTCCTGTTCTTTGTATTTCTTAAGCAGGCGTGTCTTGCCGCCGGCCCACATAAATAACGGTTTCATGATCCCTCTTATGTAAAGGCGGCACACTTTTTACCGGTGTGCCAGCGGCTTGTAAATTACTATGCTGCTTCAGGCATCTTGACCGTAGTGGTCACATACTTCGACCACAGGGCTTTGTTGTGAACAACTTGCGCTACTGTGCTTGAGCAGATAGCCCACAGGGTCTCATCCCCCGCAAAATCGCCCCATCGAGTGTTGAAGACTGTTTGAAAGTTACTACTAAACCGCCCTTCAATGATATCAATAATGTCCTTACCGCATGCTAACCAAATTGCCTTCATTTCACCAAGGCTGTAATTTGTCTCATGCTTCTCGGCCTCCGAGTTATATCTAAACAAATTATTAAACAATGCATAACAGATTGTTGACATTATTTCCTTGGGTAGCGTATGGTCTACTGGCATAGCTGTCTCAAACAGGTGGTTTGAAAATGACTTCCGTTCATTAGTCGGCTTGTTCAGAGAACGCTTGTCCGACTTGCGCAAGACTTGACAACTTTGTAAGGATGTTCCAAGAACTGTGGGCATCGATGACTGTACGAAATCCGAAAACTCTAAAACCGTATCAATGTGTTCTGCAGCAGACCGCAAAAGTGGCCCGAGATCTTCTCTCTCCCAATAAGGAATAGTGGTTTGTTCGCCTCGTTTTGGCCAAGAACTGATCTCGCCTACTGAAGCTCCTGTTTGATAAGTAATGGGCAACAAGGAAGCTAGCAAGTTAGTCACGTGGCCAGCGGAACATTCTTTAGTTACTAATTCGCCTGTAATTGATCGCTGGTTTTGCTTCCAACCAATGTTGGATGAATCGCAATAATTAAGGTGGTTCTTGATTACATCAAATCCACCAAGAATATTGTACTCACTCTTCTTTTGCTGTGGTTGTACAGCGTTCGATGCTGTAGCCACATCTCTTACTTCGTTTGAGCAACCAAACGCAACTTGTTCTGTAAGATGTAGTGTGAAGATCTTAAAGTTGGGATCATCAGGGTTTTCCGCCACCAAGTCTGCAATAGCTGCCATTACGCGGTCAACACTGTGTTGGCCGTCGTAGTGCCCAGTCATTTCTTTATCTGAGCACTCGAATACAACATAGAACTGCTCATCTTCCTGAATGACCTTAAGCGAATCAGGATCAATAATTGCACGCATGCCGCGGCATTTAATTGCAAAATTGTCGTCTGATATATACCCATCATAAATCGCTGTCGGGATCGTGCCACTATCATTTACATCGCGTGGATTTGGACCCTTGGGGATTTGGATCAGGCTATATTCGTCACTAGGGCGAATAAAAACGCTATAAAAGCGCGCTCCGTTGGGCAGTGAAGCTTCTGCTATGGCGTTTTTTCCCGCCAAAGGGAACTTAATAATAACTGACATTATTTCTCCTTTTTGTTAGTTGCGACTGTCTCTGATCACTCTTATGACCACAGCCTTTATTAAAAACGGGGCACCCAATTTCGGCCGGGGTGCCAGCGGCTGTTTTTACTACTCTGTTGTAGTTGTGGTGGTGTCAGTTGTTCCACCGTCGGTGGTAGTTTCGGTGGTTGTTCCACCATCCGTACCAGTTGTTGTGCCACTCGTTGTGGCAGAGACTTCTACGGTCTCACTAGCGGTTGTTTCAGTTGTTTCAGTGTTGGTGTTTGTCGACACCGCTCCCGGATCAACCGAACATGTCCCGTATGCTGTTGCGACCAGAAGGACGCCTCCGGCCACGCTTACTTGGACCTTCCATTTGGCCCATAGGGACTTTAGTGATTCTAACATTATTTTCTCCTTTATGTTAAAAAATAGGGCAGAGTATTTGCGGCACCCGCTCTGCCAGCGGTGTTTCTCAAACTATATGGTTCACTTTCCGTTCATCAGTTCGTTAAAGGCTTTATCTACATCACTCGTTGGCTTGCTATACGAAGTAGTCTCACTAGAGCGGGATTCCGCGGACTTATTGCCGCACAATTGCTCATCAAGAATACTGTCAATCTGCTCTGAGGTGTGACGCTCAAAGAGAGAAGCAAAGTCTGGCATGCGATCGAGGAGGGCAGGGATCGCTTCTGTATCTGCCAGAAGAGGGGAAGTATTACGCCTCATCTTCATATTAGTTTGAGGATATGCGCCCGGGGTGGTGGGCTTGGTATATGTTAGTGTGATATCCGTGCCTTCGTTGGCATCCGTGACATCACCGTATTCTGGATCAAGAATGTAACCAAGAAGAAGTTCATACGCCTTCTTTCCATATCCATACACCTTGATTCCTTCATCTTCTCGGCCGCGGAGGACCACTGGTGAGAAGTAGCGAGCACGTACGAACAGAGACTTAGCGAGCTTCTTGCTCTCTTCATCGTTGTTGTCCACACCTTCTCGCCATACAGAGGAGGCAAATTCACAAATTGGGCATGACTCTCCGTAGTTACGCTTAGGGCAAAGAATACCGCCCCGATGTTCTCCAACATTGTAGTGGAAATACATCTCCTTTAGGGGATCACCATCTGATGTCGGTACAATCCGAATATCTTGGTCACCTTCGTCGGGCTTAAACCAGACTGAGTCCCTGTTATCGCCACCTTCACCGCGTAGTGAAGCCAACTTCTTTCTCATTAGTTCCATATTAATAGACATTACTTTTTCTCCTTGTTGTTTTGTTAAAGTATACTGAGCTTTCCTCAGCATCTAATGTATTACTCTTGATCGAACTTGTCAAGAGTTTTTTGTTGTTGTATTGCGTTAGTGTGGGCAACGCAGAACCCAAAATCTGGTAAATTTGTTTCGTAAATCGCGTAAGAAATTTTACGATAGGCATTCCTGGGTTTTGTTTTTAGGATGTCTACCAAACGCTTATGCAACCCTGTTTCACTCTCCAACCGCTTTTCGTTTATACACATATAATAACATAATTCGCGCTCGGTGTCAAGGTCAAATAGCCACTTTTCTTCAAGTCTTTTCATATCTAAAAGGGACACTGCTCTTATCTTATTGATATCGCTTGGCTTTGACACATTTCCAATGTGTGGCTCGGTATGTGCAAAATAATTTAAGTAATGCACACAAGAATAGACCGTCTCATTAAGAATACTGTAGTACTCTTTTAGATTGATCTCACTGTGGACTCTCTCAATATTCTCGTTGGAAAAAATAGTTAGGTTTTTAAAAAGGCCTGATCGTGCATATTCCTGTAGCACTCCGAAAGTCGTGTTCTCCACTAATCTTGGCACGCCTGTGAGCAGTTCGATATCCGGCTTGATGTAGAAAACATCCAGTTGTTTCTCTCTGATCTGCTCTAATACCCCAAGTGTATAAATTGAACTCAGTGAGGAGCCCACTACAAAAACCTGCACGTGGTCTTTTAGATTCTTTAAAAACTTTTTAACTCGGGGGGCGTTCTTTTCGTATTCTTCGGGGGTATCGTACGTATTTAACTTAAACTGCGTCTTTGAGTTCTTCTCGACCTTGCTGTTCATGGTATATACCTCGTATTGCGGCAGATCTGCAAACTTACTTGCGATTGCAGACGCAGCATTGCCAATTCCGATCACAGAAATCATAGGTTTAGGTCTCCCAAATCAAAATAGTTTTGGCCGGCCTTAAGATTGACCATGAATGAGTCCAATTTGTTATTTGAAAAGACTTCTTTAATTGCCGGCAAAAGAGGGCGGTCCTCATCAGCCAAGTCAATTACCAATTCATCATGTACAATATGTGAAATGTGGCTTTTCGTGTTTTCTAACATCTTGTTAATCTCAATTGCCCGGTCGATAACCAGATCCGAAGTTGTGCTTTGGATAAGGTAATTGAATGCTTTTCTTTGTTCCACTTTAATGCGCCTTCCGAAGATGGTCTTAATATAGCCATCTTTGTAGTGCTTGTCAAGAATCAAATTGCGATCATATAGATCGCTCTTGATAATCGTAGAATCAGGATTGTACAACCACCCAAAAAACAAAGTCTTTGCTTCGTCGCGCGTAGGATTGCGTATATCATTTGATTTGTTGAACACGTTTTCAATGTTCCATTGGTGAATGTCTTCCTGCGGTTGCGGTTCGCCGAGAAGAGACAGCACCGTCCTTACCTCTGCTCCGTTATAGTCCAATGAAATAAACCAATCGTTTTTAGGCTTTACAACCTTTCTGAAATCCTTTTTCATCGTTAAGATGGGGAAAGACCCGGGAGAGGTTGTTAATCGGCCTGTGACGGTACCAAAGAGGTTGTAATCAATATAGTTAGCGCCGGAGATAATCTTCTTGATGCCGAGCCTGGAGTTAGTGGCAGTGAACATGCTCTTACAGTCTGAGGCATCGATGTTTAGTGGTCGATATCTGATGTCATGGATGAGTTTCGAAGCCTCGCACAGAAAATCGTAGTTATTTGGCTTTGTGGTGTTTTCAAATACATGTTGAGTTATCTTATTCTTTATCTCGCAGAACTGTAGCAGGGCGTCCTTGGGAATGAGATCGAAGATGCAGTGGTCGTTGAAATCAATCTTTGCTATTGTAAAAGATTTATAAAAAGCGTTCATTTTACGCACAGTTGCCTCGTACTCTTCAAGTAAATCCGAGGGTGCAGCTTCCTTGAGAGACGACCCGCCAGAATAAAGCCATGCGTATTGTACATCGGAATCTCTTACCGAGCCAGTGTACTTCCAAGTTCTGAGTAGATCGGCCGGCATATGTTCAAAGTGAAGTTCTCCATCTTTATAAACACCAACACACTCTGTTTTATCATCAAGTGTTTGAAAGTACATTTTCCGCCTCTTCTTTACTTATCTTATCACGGTAAAGAAGATCTGTCAAGGAGCCACTGTAATCATATGTTTTTCCAATGATGGACTCAAACAGGCCGACCGCTTCTGCGTGGCCCTTTAAGGTCGCGAGTTTTAATGAGTCCCTGATAAGATGCTGCTTTTCATTTTCTGTCAGCGGAGCGCTCTTTTCTTCCATCAGTCGGATTTTCATGTAGTTCTCAAGGCAGAATCTCTCTGTATAGAGCGTGTTGAACTGACTGAGGCTATACTGCTTGGGTCGTACAATATTGTTTCTAAGTGTGCCGTCACCGCAAAGCTCAACATGTATATAATCTGTTTTAATGCGATCATATAACTCTAGAAGTATTGTTTTAAAATTTTCATAGTACGTAATGTGGGCTGGTGTGTAGGCGCTAGCCAACACTGCGGAAGTGCTGCGGTAATTTGAATTTGGGGCGGTCTGCGCATATTGGATCATCTCTGGGGTACCAATGTCCGCCACAAGTCTCCAAGGGTTGTTTGAGTCCACAGAGAATCCGTAAGAACGGCAAGCGTTCAGATAGAACTGCCAGTTTTTGCTTTCTTTAAAATTCTTGATCTTCATTTCGTCGCTAGCGGCTGACTCGGTAGAGACCTCAATTACAAGACCAGTCGCAGTCATCGGACAGTACCGACTCTTTATAAACCCGGGATATGTAAAAGGTAGCTCCTTCGTAGACGTTTCTAAAATTCCCATGAGATGAAGCATAAATCCATCAAAATCTTTAAATCTCAAGTTCCTACCAGAGAAGGTCTTCTCTATTGACTGTTTGTTTTCTGCTGAAAAGCTTCTGTATAGTGTTCTCGGGCTTTCGTATGCCCTTTGCACCTCTAGCACAGATAAAAATGGGTCGGTAGTTTTGATTTGTCCGGACATGGCTTTCTTTTTAAATTGTTGTGAGAGTTCTCGGAAAGCATGAGCAACGAACCCCACTGCCTGGAAGCCAGTCCCCAACTTGTTGGTTTGATCAAGAGAGCCCATGGAGGTCGACGGCAGATCTAATTCAATCGGCACGTAGCTGTAGCTCACTCGGCCATACAAATACTTTTCTGCTAATTGAAAATCTTTTAGATTCTCGTATTCCGGTTCCAGAATATCATTTCGGTATATGAGTGATTTTTGATAGAGCGCTTTCGTGCTCTCATTGTTACCTTTTTTATAAAATATAGACATTTAAATTGATTCCTTGTTGTGCATTATCTATCCGCCCCCGACCGAACCTTGGGCAGTGTCGCTTGGGTCACTTGTCTCGTAAGACTCGGTGATGCTGCTGCCATCCTCAAAAACGGTGCTCTCACCGAGTTCTTCGCTCGACTGATAACCCACTTCGTCTTCGGGTACCGGTTCCTTGTTGTCGCTTGTAGAAGCTTGATATTCTGTTCTTTTTAGTGCACACTTTTTCACAACCGATACATCAGGGTTTGAATCAACAGAAGCGTTATTGCCATTGTTTGACTTGGAGTTCTTGTCCACCTCGGCAACCCAGTGCGCAATAATTTGACTTGAGCGTACACCTTCTGCAATCGTGTGTGTGGTTTTAATAATCATGTAGTACCCACCTATACCATACCTGCTTAGTTCGTATTGGTCAAGGGGCATTTTCTTTTTATTCTGATTGTAGTGATAGCCCGTAGTGTTTGGCGCAAAGCCGCGAGGATCAACGTACATGTACGTACCCGGGAAGGTGTTTGGCAACAGAAACGCGTCTACTGTGACATTGTACACTTCTCGGAGTTGCATGAGCCCATCATAGCCTTCTTGCTCAAAGCGTAGCTCTTTCAAGCCAGTCGCACTCGTCCTGTCTAATTTGATTGTTTTAACAATGCCCTTATCGCTCCCCAAGACATAATGAAAAATTCCATGGCTGTGATCAACACTGTAGTCTCCGCGCATCAGTTCTTGGGGGCGTGAGCGGCCTGCATAAAAGATCATCCAATTTCTTTGGGACTCTTGCCCCTTGTTTCTCGGGCCCTGGTTGGTCCGGGAACCCATTGTGTTTAAGAGAGCCCCTCCGGTAAATTTGGGCACATAAACGTCTACCCTTTTGTTGGCGACTTTCTCTCTTCTCCAACTCTTTAACAGAAGTTTGCTTATCTCATCAGTAGGGCCGTCATAGTAGGAGGTCACCGAGGCATTGTATAAGGACACTCTTTGGCGCGATTTATCACCGCCGCACCTATTATCATTTAGAAAGTTTCTAAGATAATTTTTTACAAACTGGTTTATAAAGGCGCTCAGAGTGAAGCCAGTACGACCTTTGGCTAAGACCTTAGACGCCATCCACTCAGTAAAGTAGCTGACCGATATAGGAGCTTCTCCTATCGAAACGTTTAGATAGACATCTGGCTTTTGGGGGTCCGATATTTCCATTGGACCCAATAGCACCCTTAAATTTTTGAAGTTGGTTTGCATCCTTCGCAGGGTTGCTCTTTCTTTTGTTCTTATGTGCTCGGCGCCTATAGGGACCACTAACTTGCCTAGTGCATTAGGATAGGTGCTCCGGAGGGCCACCTCAATTCCATTTAAAATAACATCAATCAAATCATAAAGGTAAAAGAAGGTAACTTGCTCGTAAGAATCACCGCCGAACCCCTTCGCTGTTCCAATTCCAAGATGTGTTTCAAGCTCATCGGCCTTCTCTGTGGTGGCCGTGGCCTCAGCAGTCCTGCCGGCGGTTCCTGCTTCGCGGGCTTGAGTTCTAAGGCTTGAAATCTCGTTTGTGACCGCGGTTCGATTGGGTATACCGCCGTCGACATCATATACCGGCCGTACACCGCCATACATTGATTCCGTCATCGACCCATATGGGATCTTGTAATAATATAATCTCTTATTTTCAAAAAGTGCTGACAGCAGTGACTTTAGATTCGACATTTGCTCTGCTTTTAATATTTCAGAATCCTCTTCTGTCGGGGGTTGAAGTTGATCGCCCTCTTTGTTTTTTATTGCTCTGCTGAAAGCCTGCTTCATTCTACGGTTAAAGTTTGCTGTCGCAGATTTCTCTCCTGCGGCAAATATATCATAATAAAAGTCGTCGAAGAAGTCTTCGATGTAGGCAAGGTAGTTAACGATAAGGTTAACTCGGCCAAACTCGTCAAACTCAAATTCGTGGATGGTCGGAGTAAGCTCAAGCGTTACAAAACTATCTCGGATAGCAGCTTGAATTTTGTTCCTGTCGCCTCTTGAAATGGCCAGTTTTTTTGGTATTGCGTAGCCAACAAGAACTTTTAATCTAAAATTAAGTTTGGATGACGCGTCTTCGATTATGTTCCCAGCGCTAGTACGACATTCGGTCTCGGTGGTGCCAGTTTTGAGAGCCAAATCAACATATCTAAATTTTCCTCGGCCAGATCCCCGGGGCGCTAACAAATCAGCGAAACTTGCTGCGTGAAGCTTCAATTTTGCTTTTATGCTCTTTTTTGTAGAGAAGGGATCACTGCCGTCATACGTCCAGTTGAAGCTTTTTAGGCCTACGCCTCTGCCGCGGCGCTTCTTGTTAGCAAGCATTTCTTTTACATCGGATGCAGTAGTAGAGCCATCAAAAGTTATCTCAACGTCCTCCTCTGTTCCCGGCTTTTCGCCTGGGATGACCTTGTAAAGGCGCACTGTGGGCTGCAACTGCGATAATACCTCTGGGGGGATCTCAAACATTGTTTTAATGCTCTCTGATTGTGTTAATTTGTTTATAAACCCAAAGGGTGAGCCGCCTGCCATAATGCAGGCCTGACCCACCGGACTGGATGATGCGTTGCTGACGGGCAGTTTCCTTTGCTTGGGCATTGCAGGGTCCCTACGCAGCTTAATAAGTTCAAAGATTTGTGCTTGAACATAGCACTGCTCTCGATAAGGCTTTGAAAGATAATTCTCATTTACCGTTAATGCTGCAAGGCTCGACACGCTTGCTCGATCTCTCTCAAGTTGTTCGCGCGCAATTCGTTCTGCTTCTTTGCGGCCTCGCTCGCCGGCAAGACCAGCAGCAGTATAGTACGCATCGAGTGCATGCGGGTTCGGTTTGTTGTTTTCGGTGTAGGCGGCGTATGCGTCGGCGTACCCTTCCTCGCCGGCGGCGGCAACCTTGGTGCCGTCTTCCTCTGTCAGAAGCTTCCCAATTTCTTTAGCGTATTCATCGAATTTAGTCCAAAGGCGAGCAAGTTCTTTTCCATAACCCCACATGGGGCCATTTTCTGCAAGCAAGCTTTGGATTGTCCCAAAAGCTGTATCGGTAGCGGGGTCAGAAAAAGAGACTGACGCGTCTTCGTTTAATAATCGCAGGTCGACGACCTTGTCAAGGGTGCCGGCGGTATCTGTCTTTAAACTACCGAGATTGTTAAAGCTATTATTAAATTGCTCATCAGCCGGCACATTTGTATATTTTTCATCGATGAGATCGATGCGGTATGCGGCCAGATCAGGGTACAAATCAACAATATCATTTATTGTTGTTGCATCTCTATTATATTGTTCAACGGTCTCTTTTAATTTTTGGACCTTCTCACTGGCCTCACCGCAGTTGTCGTCGATATATTTATCTGTTTTCGGATAGGCGGGTCCGAATTTCTTGCAAGAAGCCATTTTCTTATCCCATTCCCAGGGTGGCCAAAATGGATTCTGTGTCTAGTGGAATTGTGAGCAAATCTCCGGTGAGGCAGTCTGACTCGGTTGGGCGGCCGTTATACCAAGCAATTATCCACCACAGTGTGGGATCTCCATAAAATTGGTCTGCTAGCTTATAGTAGCGATCACCAACAGTCCACACGTGCGTTGTCGTATTTAAGCTAGCGCGATCAATCATATCTGGGTGATACAAAACAGGGGTTTCGTATTGTTGTATGTTTTTGATTCCATTACGCTTTTTGCGCAAGAACTGGTAGTATTTGCTGCTGTTGTTTAAAATTTTATAGTTGTTGTATCTTGACATAGTCTGTCTCCTTTCGGCATATTATCTTCCGCCTATTAATAATATTCTTCCACGTTAAACTCGGGTTCTTCGATGACATCACGATCTTGCGCCTCAAAATACTCGTCATACTTTACCCCTACCCGGGTATCACCCGTGTCGCCGGCCTGGACTGAGCTAAGGTATTCGTAGTTTGCCTGCTGTCGTGGTTTGAGTTTTTCTCCTGCGGCCATCTTATCATTAAGTTTATCTAAGCGCTTTTGATCTCTCTTTCTTCTCATCTCTCCAAACATCCCATCATACCCTCTGGCTTCCGCGTTGGCGCGGTCTTGCGCGGCTTCTGCTCGGGCCGCTTCTCTGTTTTTGCGCGCTTCGATCTTGCCATTATAGGTGCTCGCACCAGCCACATCACCCGGCTCGGCCTCGCGAGGAGCATTGTAAGGAAATTGGGGATCCTTGAAGGTGGACTTGCTGTTGTCGTTCCAACCTAGTGTTTGTTCGTGAATGACTGCGAAGTCTATTGATACTTCAATCATCTTGGGAAGAATAGTGTTTGACTCAACCTGAATAACGCCTACATCTTTGTTTTCCAAGTTATGATTAATGTTCAGCGATGTGATAACTCCCAGCAAACCCTTGGACGGATCATTTGTAGAAGTATATTGGTTGAAAATCGTCTTACCCGTTGAATCCGCGGCCTTGTTCGGGCCGCTTTTTTCAGCAAGATTCATAACCTTAAGCCTGACCATTGGGCTCTGGGACAAAGTGTTAGCGGAGCCTACCCCTGTGTAGTTTGGATAAAGAAACTGTGCGAGTGATTGAACCCTAGCGAGGTTTCCATATGCGTCACCAATCGAGTCAGCGGGGATCTTCCAAGCTAGTGTGATTCTTCTTTGGGTGTTCTTGAAGGTGTAGATTGGATCAGTTCTTCCAAACACTGTCTCCGGGCTCCACTCAGAGGCGTATGACTCTTGGAAAGTGGTTATAAACGCCTTGAAAAAGACGTCTGATTCCGAAGGTACATGGAAAAAGGAGATGACAGCTTCCGCATGGTTAGCGATGCCATCAGTTGTAGCCGGACTTAGATGACCAGCTTTTGTGCCCCTTCGATTATTAAGGGTAATCTCTTTGTACCTTTCTTGATCGAACATTCCTAAACTTTTACTCATTTACTTGTTTCCTTTAATTTCGTCATATGACTGACTCTCCGAATTCCTTCTCAAACACTTCTACCGTCTTGACTGCTATTGGTTCACTATCAAGAGTCACGTAGACCTCTACGTTGGGCGCTGCTGGCGCTGGGGCTGCTGCTGCTGTCACTGGGCGCTGGTTCGTTGTTGCGGCTGCTGCAGAGGCTCCTGTGACGATAAGAGCGGTACTTGCCAACTTGACTGCTGACACTCCGTCGATTGCATCCATAACCCCTTCAACATCTGCGGTTAGAGGGGTAAGATTGGCTGTGATATTGATATTGCTCAGACTGTTCAGCATTTTTATCGCACTCTCAGGGATAGATTCCAGAGCTTCTCCG